CCCATCCCAACGAGCCCTTTTTCTACGTCAGCGAGGATATCAACTACGTCGCGGAAATTCCCCTGTGCGTCTTGTGTTGTAACACCGAGAGCGTTCAGGGTGTCCTGTGCCTCTGCGGTTGGCTTTGCGAGCCGAAGCATGACGTTCCGAAGCTGGGTGCCCGATTCGGCGCCTTTGACACCAGAGTTCGCCATTATTCCGGCCATAGCGTTGAAGGTCTCGAGGGACTGCCCTGCCGCCGTGAAAGCGGGCGCGCCTTTTTTTACTGCTTCGAACAAGTCCTCCATGTTGGTATTTGTTCGCGTCATCGTTTTTGCAAATACGTCGTTTATGCGGGTAAAGTTTTCCTGTAACTGCGACGCGTCTTGCGACATTAGGCCGAACGCACCAATGCTATCCGAGGCGATGTCGGTTGCCCGTGCGAGGTCAGTTTGTGCGACGGTTGCGAGGGATGTGACGCCGGGGAGTGCCGCCATGGCCTGATCTGCGTTGAATCCGGCCATAGCCAAGAAGTCAAGGCCCTGCGCGGCTTCGGTTGCGCTGAATTTGGTTGTCGCGCCGACTTCCCTGGCTGTTTTTTTAAGTTCTTCGAGCTTTGCCCGGCCTTCTTCGGTTGCGAGATTGAGTCCTCCAAACTTTGCCGAGGCTGATGTGATCGCGGCGTCGTACTGGACAAACTCGCGGGCGATTGCACCGGTTGCAAGAACGAGCGCGCCGGAAAGAATGAGCGCACCGGTTTTTGCGATTTTTCCGAGCCTGTCCATTGATCGGGACACGCTGTCAATCTGGCGTTTTGAGGCAGTTGAAAACTTTGATACGTTTCCACCCATACGTCGCACGGGACCGGAAACACCGTCTTTTGCGGTAAACTTTGTGCCTATGGTCAACTGCCTCGCCATGCCTGTTTCCTTTTATTTTTTGCTTCCATCCTGACCGGTCAATGCCTTCATACGTTCTACTTCTTCTTCATACATGTTTTTATGTCCTCTGTACCAAAACAGTAGTTCGTTTTCTGGCATTGTCCACCAGTCTGGGTGGTACCCGTAACGCGCCGCACACGACCAGATCATGTGATCACTTGCGGCGCTTACCTGAAAAAAGCCAAAAGCTCATCTACGACCCTGTTGTCGTGGAAGGACATGCGGGTCAAAACGCCAATTGGTTGCCCGGTTGCTGCGGTGAATAACTTGCCGGAGTCGTCAATGCTGATTTCGGCAGTCTTGTTTTTTATGTGTGCAGTCTTGCGTTCGAACGCGTGGGCCGCCCCGGGATCCTTAACTGTGAACGTTGAAATAGTCGACCCGTTTTCAAGGGAGATCGGTTTCCGCAGCTGAAGAATAAAGGATTCCTCGTCCTCGATAAAGTCAACGCGTCCCTGCATAACGGCCTTGAGTAAGGACGAATTCATGATTTCATCGGCGTCGATTGGTTCGCCGAAATAGTCGCACCATCCGGAAATAATTGAGACTGCCACGTCCGTTGTGATTTTCGCTTCGTTCATTCTTTTTGCCTCCGTAAAAAGAATTCACCCGGTCAGATTTTTACCGACCGGGTGCTTCGTTATATTTTTTCAAACTTCGCGCCGCGAAGACTGAAACCAACCGTTCCGTCGCCGGTTGCGTGCTGGACCTCGCCGTCAATCGCGAGTTCTCCTGCATACGTGGTCCCGTCGACAAGCGTGAGAGATACCGGAAACGCTTCACCGTCATCGTTCAGGCTCTTGATGTACTCGTGGTCATCGCGGGACTGGTCACACGAAATCGCACAATCTCCGATTCCGGGGAGGGTGCGGGCCTGCGTTGTGTGCAACTGTCCGTTCCCGGTCGGTGCCGATTCGTTTTCGAAATTGACGATTTTGACGTTCCAGTTTGATTCCGGCGCCGGATCCATTTCACGTCCTGCGAGTATAAACTGCCGGACGTCACCTGCTCTTACATTCATGCGTCGCCTCCTTATTCAGCGGCAGGGACAAAGCCCCGTTCGTATTTAATTGCGTAAATCTTTCCTCCGGCCGCGATGACGTCCGGAACAAGAAGATTTATCCGGCCTGCATTGTTCGCGTCGATTTCTGCGACAATGCCCGCAACGATGCTATCACGGTTACGGCTCCACGCCTCGGCAATCCACTGGTCAACCAGCTTGATTGCATACGCTTTGACAGTTTTGGGGCGGATAGCGTACTGCTTTTGCGTGGTGCTGTCGTCGTCTACCACGATTGACTGCGAGAACGGAGCGGAGCCGAAGGTCACGTCGAGGTTGTACAATTTCGTCTGGATGTTGTACACGGTCTCGACGAATCGCCATGCGGTTTCCGGATTTCCGAGGTCGTCTTCAGTGAGGGTTGTTACAAGGTCTTCGAGTCTGACAACCGCGTCAACTCCGGTTATGGTTGTTCCGCCACCAGCGAGTACTGCGGAGTTCCGGAGCGTGTAGTTCCATGATTCTGTTGCTGGCCTGATTCCGACGAGGGCACTGGTTCGCGCGGGTCGGGCCGGGTCAACCTGTGCGTTCCGTGCGGCGCGGGCGGCGGCGGCTGATGCGATGAGCCACGGGGATGATGCAGAACCGGAAACCGGGACGAAGCTGATCCACTGGGAGTTGTAGTCGGCGACGGTGGTGAGAAAATCAGAGTGGTATCCGTTGTAGCCGATAAACGCAACAAACTGTCGCTTGATTTCAGGAGAAGAAAGCTCGTCGCCTTTTGCTACCACCTTGCCGATTGATGTGCTGTCTGTGTACGGCATGGCGATGGTTGTGATGCGGAACTCTCCCAGCAGATCGAGCGCGTCATCAATGTCCGGGTCAATGGCTCCTTCGTCAAGGTCTTCGACCGTCAATACAACGTCGTCAGGGACTTCGTCTTCATCTCCGTCTACGACATTGAGGCGCACGGTGATCTGGTCGCCGGAGGCTCCGAGCCATTTTGCGGTCAGGGTGACGGTTCCGGTATCGGACGTTGCTGTAACAGGGAGGTCAAGGTCGGCGTTGATTGCGGCGGCGATTGCTGTTGCAATTGCGGTTGCGGTGTCGTCTTCGGTGACCGTGACGCGAACGCGGCGGCCTGCAATGTAAATTGACAGAATGCCATTACTTCCGGCGGTTCCGGCTACTGTGATGTCGCCGGTTGATGCGGCGGCTCCGACGTCGTCACTGTCTGCGAGTGCTACGGCGTACAGTTCTGCCCCTGGGTAGCTGTCAAATACGGCCTCGATAGCGAGCGAGAGCATGCTCCCGCGCCCGTAACGGCTTCGCGCCTGTCCGAGACTGGTGATTCGAGTGAGAACCCCTGTTTCCGGGGTCAGCGTTGAATCGAATTGCCCGGGAACCATGATTCTCTGCGGGATCGGGCCTGCTTCCACGCCACGGCGGACCGCTTCGGCCTCTACAAAGACACCCGACGCGGCGGCGTTAGCGGGTACTTCGCTAAATGTGATGGACATATTCCACCTCCTGTTATTCACCCTCGTCGGGTGTAATTTCTGCCGCCCATGCTGGCGGGGTTGCTAATGTTACGCCGATGAGCTCGAGCGCGGTTCCGTCGACTCCGGCAGGTTCGAATGGGATGCCGACGCGGATGTCAATGCGGGCGCCTGCTATTGGTTTCTCCGACTGGACGCCCTCGAGGTCAAAAAAGCTGACCGTCGGTCGTTTCAATCCTCCTGTCGTTCCGGGAGGGAGGGTCAGGTCCTGGTCGGCCCATAGAATACTTATCGCCTGGTGAACGAGGTGCCTGACGCGGGCTTCGGCTCGGTCTTGTGCTTGCTCATAGGTTTCGTTTACTTTTCTTCCTCGCGCCGTTGCGATGCAGTCGATTATATACACGGCTTCAAACTCGAGGTGCCGCATGGTCGCTGAACCTTCGGTTGTTTGTCTCATTCCTTCCTGTCGTATAAATACGGCGGCATCTTTTTTCATTGCCTGCATTCGGAATGATGCTTTGTTCACGTCGAACTCATAGTCACGGTCTGTTATCAGCGCGGCTCCGGCAGTAAGAATTTCGTGTATTTTGTCGTATACAATCTCATGAACGCCTACCGCCATTATAACACCTCCGCTTTGATCGTGCTACCGGCGTCGATTGAAAAAATTGCAGCGGTTTTGTATGCTGCTGCGGCGATTTCGTCGCCACGAGTTAGGAGAACCGGTACCTCTACAGTGATTGAGGTTGAACCTTCGCCAGATCCGAACCGGGTTGAAGATTCACGGGATGACAGGTAGGTAACCTCTTCCGTATCGGGGTCGCGTTTTGCTATCGTAACAAACAGCTCTCCGACGCCTCCGGTCTTTGTGACCGTTGGGGTAAAGCGTATGGCAAATGTTTGCGGTATGAGCGAGGTATATCGGAGCCAGTTTATACCATCGCGCTCGACAACAATAAACCGTTTGAGAAAATCGTATTCGAGCGATGCTGTGGCTCCGACCGGGGCGTATTCTGTCTGGTCTACCGATTCTGCGTCTGACCAAAAACCAGCGGCAAGGCGTGAAACGCCCTCGACGGATAGGACGTCCCAGTGTGGTACGTTCCAAGTGTGGGCTGCGATGGTTGCACCTTCGTAGATGTTTTTTAGCTCTGCATATTTTGCGCCGAGAATTGTTTCTGATCCACGGCAGAGAATTGGTGATTCTTGGGTTCCGTCATTTGCGCGCTCGATGTATATGTGCGTTTCAAGACGCTCGATTGCTTCGGTTGATTCTGGGAGAATCACCGCAAGCGGAGCAATGCGAATGTCAAGCGCAATGATTGCTGGTATCTGCTCCGGGGTGAGTGCGAGTGTCTCAATTATTTCGTATGTGTTGCCTGCTTCGATTGTGGAGAAGGTGTCGGCGTCAAGAAACAGCGTGTCGTCACTGTTTGACTCAATTATCGCGTATTCGCAGTCTGCGTGTCCGTCGCGATGGATCTGGACTGCGTGGTTAGCCCATTCGTCGTTGACCCAGTTTTTCGACGGGTCGGTCAGGGTGTCTATTGTTCCCGTGAGCGCAGCGCCGGATTCGAGGACGCCGGTCGCGGCAAGGTTGATTGCGTTTTTTCTGGTTGCACCTTGCAGTTCGGTCTGGACGGTGAGTTCGTTTGTTTCGCTGTCATGCGTGAGCGTTATTCCGTTGCCCTGTTTAATTTCAGGCATATACGACCTCCTGATCATATGTGTAGGTTACGGTTTCTCCGCTGAACGTCAGGACGTTGCCGTCAAACGTCACCGGGTCGGCAATAGGGGTCTGGTCGGTGTATGATTCGCCGAACATGGTTACAAACCCGATGGTTCGGTCGTTGCGGACGTCGATGATATACCGGCGGCATTCGATTCCGTATACGTCGGTCGTTACAAAAATCCACCCGGCGTCCTGCTTTGGGAGCGTCGGAAGGTCTGTTGCGTGTACGGTAATTTGTAGATGGGGTTCGTACACCATCTGGCCGGTCTGTGGGTCCTGAACGCTGTCGATTCTGACTACGCGTCCTGTAGTTTCATAGTGTTCGCCTGCTGGGCCGTAAATGTCAATCGGGACGCCCATGTCGGCGAGGAACAGTTTGTTGTCTGCCGCTAGCATTTGATGCCAGTTCATTCGACGGCCTTTTTGTATTTATTGTATAGCGCAAGCGGAATTGCGTATTTTCCGGTGCTTATGTCCGCGCCAATTCTTTTTCTGACGTTTGCCTTGAGGTGGACAACACGGGTTTCGCTTGAGATATAGGAAAATTCGTGATCAGACGCATTAAATATTTGGCACGGGAATAGTTTTATTTTCGCTTCGAGTTCGTCAGCTGTTTCGATTACGCGCCCGAGTGCTGCTTGCTGAATGCCGCGATAGTTTTCCCAGTAATATGCGTGTTCTTCCGGATTTTCCATGAGGTAGTCGACGGATTCACGGAGCGCCGTGAAAAATGCTTTTGATTTTTCTGTTGGACGGACTGCGACGACGCCGGTGTTTATCGGCTCGCGAGACCGTGCATCGGATTCGTATCGGTGTGTAAATGCAATGTCAAAATCATGCGCAAACAAAACTGAAAGGTCGCGGCGGATTATGAGGTCAGCATCAACGAGAACAAGGTCGTCGGATGCTTCGCTCGCTATTTTTTCCCAGGCACGGGCCTTTAATGCGTTTGCTTCCCAAGAGGTGCGCTGCGGGTCGGTGTGTTGTTTTGGCGGGTCGAGGTAGACGATTTCAACGTCGGCGTTTGGCATGTTTTTGGCGGCCGAGTTTTTCAGGGCTTCTACCAATTCTGCGTATTCTGTTTTTCCGGGGAAATCAAAAACCACTGAAACGAGACGCGCTTTTTTATACGGAATGTCGACGAATGCGGTATGATCTGATCCGGTCGCTACGTTCGGGAACGATTCGTTCCACGCCTGCGTTACGCCGGGAAATTTCATGCTTCCATAGTCGTGGCCGGAGATAAAACCGCCGGGTGCTACTTTTTTACCCCAAGTTTCGATATCTGCTTTGCATCCGTCGTAGCTGTGGTCCGCGTCTATAAATACAAAATCGACGGACCCGTTCTTGATCTGTTTTGCGGAGTCGAGCGAATTTGCTTCGATAATTTTTGCGCGCCCTTCGAGAATGTAGCGGGCGACGTTGTGATGCGCTGTTTTTTTGTAGGCGTCAAACTGTTCTTGCGGCATGGTCGCGAATACGCTGCCGCTGGTATAGTGGGAATCTCCCGGGACCGGTGGACACCAGCGGTCTACGAGATACAGCATGACGTTCGGGCATGCGTCAAGGATTGCTTTTGATGTTTCAGCTCGGAGCACCCCGATTTCAACGCCGACGATTGGTCGATCGCCAAGTGCTTTAATATTTGCAATGAGCTCGTCTGCCCTTGTGCGCTGTGCAGGCGCAACGGTTCCGGCGGTTGCGATTTGTGAGAGTCCTTTTTTTTCTCTTGTTTTTCGTCTCATTCGTCGATTCCTTTTTCCGTTCGTTGTACATGCACTACACAAGGACAAACACGGGCGAGTTGTTACACCCGCCCGGTTGGTTAGGATTCTTCCGTGATCAACCCGTCGAGCGTTACAAACGCATCGGTATGGGTGGTCGGGAACAGCGGGGCAGCCTGACTTCGGAGAATCAGATTTTTCTGATTCGAGCTGGGATACGCGTCGAAGTAGAACATTCGCGGGTCAACGATCATACCGTCGCCCTCGAAGTTCGGGGGCATTACTGCCGCGAGCGGGGAGAACCCGAACATTGACTGGTACCACTGGATGCGGGTCGAGTCAAGCGGAAGGGTTTCGGGCGGTCCGAAATACCGGTCACAACGTGCGAGGCTCGAGGTGATGACGACCTTGTCGGTCGGCATGTAATTCTGCGCGGCGCCGTCTGCATCTTCATATACCTCGGGGTAGGTGAACAGGTGCAGGCGATAGCCCTGCGCCGTGTACAAGATACCGCGATAAATGAATCCGCCTGCGATGAATCGCTGGAAACGGGTCGGAACGCTGTCGGCCTCGCGGTCGATTGCGACAAACCCGATGCGGCGATTGTCTGCGAGGTCCTGGAACGTGTCGTCATTGAGCATGGCGCGCATGGCGTCCTCTCCGGCGACAATCATGTCAGGAGTTACGTGTCCGGCAGTGCGGGCCTGTTTGCAGGCTCCGTCGATGTCGGACATAATTGTTGCCCCGACTGCGTCCCATGCGGTGGTTACCGTGATAGTGTTGCCGTCGGCGCGTCCCCAGTCGTAGATCAGTCCGGCGTTTGTGGTACCGAGGATCGCGGATTGCTGTCCGAGAAGGATGGACTCTGCGGCGGACAGTTCAAACAGGCGCACCAAGCGGCGCACGTGGTCGTAGTGGTGGTCACGTGCAAGCCCCATAAGGCGGGCTTCGCGGGAAGCTCCTGCGTAGGGAGATTCTCCTGCGAGGCGGCGATTCAGCTGTGCCGCGCCGATTGACCCTTCGATTTCAGCGAGGGGGAAGCGGTACGAATTCGAGCTGTATTCCTGCGTCGAGGTGTTGGTTGCGGCGGCGAGAGATTTGCCGTTCGCGCCACGATGGATGTATGCTGCGGTTTTTTCGTTGCCGCGGATGATGTCGATGTCGACTACTTCGCCCGAGGGGCAAAATACAGACGACGACCCGGTTTCCGGACGACCGAAGAATGCCTGAAACCCTTTCGGCGCAGGCATCACGACGCGGTCGTCGAAAAGTTCAATCAATGCACGGCTGTACCCGTCCTGTGCGACGGGGGTGCTCATTCCGATAGACATGAATCTACCTCCTTATGCCTGTGCGGCGGAAATTTTGCTGGTGTCTTCTACATGGATTCCAGCCCATGCCAATACCTGCCATGCGGCCACTTCGATGTAGTCGGCAACGGCAGGGGTCGTCGCGGCCTGGTTGGTCGCGTTCACTACGTCATCGAGGTCGACGTCTCCGTCAAGCACGATTTTGTTGTTGTCGAGGATACACCAGCCACCCTTGAGGATGGGGGCGTCGGAAACTGCCGCGGCAACGAGGGTTGCGGCGGCAATGTCATCGCCAACGTAAATACCTGCCGGGACGGACTGGCCGTTTGCGGCGGCAACTGATGTCCATGGGACCCAGTTTGCGTTCGCGTTGTCGTAGGCCATGACGGTTGCGTGTTTGAGCACGGTCGCGCGGGAGCCGTTCTGTGCAATGGTCGCGCCGTGATCAACGAGCGCGACGCCGAACCGTACAAGCTCGGAATTCGAATTGGTGAGGGTTGCGGATACTGCCATCATTTACCTCCCTTCATCTGCGACTTGAGAGACTCGACGGGGTCGGCAGCTTCGGTTGACGCCGACTCTACCGGAGCGTCACCGGCTTCGCCTGATTCTGCTACGGCGTCGGCCTTTACCTTTGCGGCCTTTCCTGCGTCGAGAGCGCGCACATACGCCTTGAGTTCGACGGGGTCGGCTTCTCCGGCAAGTACTTCGGCGGCGAGCGTTTTCACGTCGTCGCCGTATGCTTCGGCCTTGAGGAACGGTACAACCGCCTTGACGCGTTTTTCAGCGGCTTCGGTGGCTTCGGTTTTTCCCCGCTCGTATTCTCCGCGCATCCGTTCACGGTACTGCGCTGCGACTGCGGGGTTTTCGGTCAAAATCTGATCGAGGTCCATTTTTGACCCTCCCTTGGTTCCCGCTACTGCGGGGGATTTTTTGGACGTGTTGCCGTCCGTTTGTGCGAGCATACCGCCCGCGTTTATGTTGTCGGATTCTGACTCTTTAGCCAGCCCGTCAATCATGCCGATTGAAATTGCGTCTTCTCCGTCAGGGTCTTTTGCCACAAGTACGCGTCCTCGTCCGTATGTTTCGGCGACTTGTTCACGGGTGATGCGGCGGCCCTTTGCGACGCGGTCATGGAAAATGCGCTCTGTGGCGTCAACGCGGTCCTGAAGAACTGTGATTCCTTTTTTGTCCGAGAGCTGTGGATATTTGTCCGGGGCGTTTTTTGAAACAATTACTACCTCGCGAACGCCGGCCTTTTCAAGCATTTTTGAAACGTCGTATCCGGCAATAACAACCCCGACCGATCCTGTTTCGTTAACGGGAGAAGTCGAGTAGATTTTTTTTGCCTGGGAGGCGAGCCAATACCCGGCGGACGCGATCATTCCGTGGTTTATAGCTTTTACCGGTTTGTCACAATCTGCGATTGTCTGTGCGACCTCATCAACTCCTGAAACCTCTCCGCCAGGGGTGTCCATGTCAAGGATTATTTGTTTGACTGATTCGTTTTTCTCTGCTGCGTGAATCGCTTTTTTTATTTCGCCGTATGCGGTTCCGCCATATCCACAAAAAATGTCGAAAATATCAGGGCCATTTCTTGAGAGCGGTCCGGTGATCGAAATATGAGCGTCGCCGGTTTCGTGGTCGAATGACAAAATGTCGCGGTCGCGGAATTCCCACGTTTTTGGGTCAAACTCGATCCGGGACATGAGCTCGTCACTTATTCCGGATGCGGTAAGTTTTTCGCGGTCGGAAAGGTATGAGGCCAAAAAGTTTGGATCGGCTGCGTATATTTTTAACATTGCTTTATTGTCCTCCCGATTTTATTCATTGTCAATACCATTCGGTTCGTCGTCGTCTGTTGACGGTGCGGGCTCTGCTGTGTTCCAGTCCTGCCACGGAGGGCGCGGAAGGTCGCCGTATTCGCGTCGGAGCTTGCCACGGTTTGATGCGGCACTTGATCCGTTCAGGTTTCTTGCGACGCGGTCAAGGGTTGTTGCTCCGATTTCGAGATATTCGCGGTCGGCCTTTGCGGTTTTTGCCGGGTCAATGTTCGGCATCGGCGCTCCGATCCACCTGCCATTGAGCCACGCGGACCGGAGGCGCGGATCTGACCATCCGGGAAGGGACAGACGTCCCGCTGCAATTTCAAGCGTTACGAACGCCTCGACAACGGGGTCGAGGAAGTCGGCGGCCATTTCGTTTACCCAGATTTGCGCGACACGCCAGAAAAGGATCAGGGTTGCACGGGAGGCGGCGTAGTTGTTTGAAAATCGCTGAAGAACAACCTCTATCGGCATTGAAAGGGAGCTTGCTATATGGCTGGTAAAAGAGTCAACAAACTTGTCGTATGATTCGGCTACTGCCTGGTTGCCGAGGGCTTTTATTTTGTCGCCGCGCTTTAGGTTAAAAACGCCGATTGACGATCCGGAGAACGTGGCCTCGGGTATTGGCGTATAGTTTGGAAATGACGTAATTCCGTTATCTGCTGTTTCTGACAAGTCGTCAGGGTTTTTGTCGGATCCAAACAACTGCGCGGCGGGCCCTGCCCCTCCGGGCGTGCGTCCGACGTCTTCGAACGGATCGGACGGGTCGAGCTGGTCATTTTCTACGGCCATGGTGAGCATGGCGTCCTTGATGGCGCGGTTTACGGTTGCAACGGAAAAGTCGGTGAGTTTTTCGAACTCCTGTAAAGCGTGTGCGAGGCGAGAATAGCCGCGCTGCTGACCGGGGTATTCTGCATAGAATCCGTGGAGCATATGAGGGAGTCCGGACCGGGCGCCGATGTGAGGGATGGTTCCGAACTTGTAGCCGTTTTTTTCGTCGCGGTACCAGATTTTGTACCCGGTCTCGCGGCCTTTGTTGTCGCGGATTATACCGTCGTCACCGGCAAGAGGGCCAAGCGTTGTTGTATATCCGGATCCGCGTATCTGGTTCGGGTCGTAGAAATCGAACTGAAGCGGGGATACAAGAGACGCGTCGGCAGAATAAAACAAGCGCGGGAAGTTTTCGCCGTCACGGTGTTGGCCGATTGCATATAGTCGCTGTCCTTGGTAAAAGTTCATGGTTTCTGATCGGTGCGAAAGTTTCGAGCGAGCCCAAGAGTCAAACGCATCCTCGATGTATGCGGCAGTTTCCTCAGCTTCGGCGTCGTCTATGCCAAGTATGCGTGCCTTTGGATCGCACTCGAATTTGAGTCCAACGTCAACTTGTGTGTCGACAAAACGGTCGACGATTGCCTTTGCCTGTGGCGTGTCGTGGTATGCGTCGCGGGCCTGCTGTCGTGTTGCGTAGTGGTCAATGACAAGTCCTGGGGCATGAGAGGACAGTCCATACGGGTACTTTGCGCCTCCCGACCTTCCGTCGGACATTGGCGCCGTATACCCGTTTACTGTTGCGCGCGGTGCGGTGCTTCCAAGGTTTGAAAATATTCCGCGAGGTTCGTGAACTTCGGCAGGGCGGGTAAAAAACGATTTTATTTTATCACGGATAGTCAATCCCGCCTCCTTTCCGCCTCATTTCAAGCGACTTTATTCCGGTTCCACTAAGTTTGCGATATAGGCGTTCGATTTGCGCTTCGAGTTGTTCTTGCTGTGTCTGAAGGTCTGAAACGCGGCGGTATACCGCGCGCTGGGTTCCGTGTCCGTCTGAAAACTCGTAGGACTGTACATACCCGCCGCCTGCGGTCAATCCTCCGGTCAAAGCGGCGTCGATTGCGTCGAGTTGGGCTTGTAAAACTTCTATGCGCCGGATAATTCGGGCGCGACGGTCGGGCAATAGTGCCATGCAGATAGTATGGCGGCGCGGTAGGGTAAAGTCAATACCAGTTTTTGAATTATTTTTTTCTCGGATATTCCGGCTGTCCGTAGGGGAATTCTACGCCGACGGATTCGGAAAGGCGCTGTAAAACAAGTTTTTTTATGTCTTCCGGGGCGTACTGGTTTCGCGGGTATTTTTTGCGTAGGTGCTGAACGATTCGCGACGTTTCGCTGTCGAGGAAGACGTCAGCAGCACACATGGCATATACAAGAGTGTCGAGTGCTTCGTTCCTGCGGGCGCCGGCGTCAAACGTTCCGTCGGCGAGTTTTTCTTCCGCGGTGAGTTGCTTGAAATATTCTCCACCCATGTCGCGGGGAAAGTCTATGAACCCGGGCGGTTGCGGGTCTACCGGGTTTCGTTGGATGTTGAGCCGGGAGTATATCAGAGTTTTGTACCGGTTGGTGCTGATGTAATAATAATATGCGGCGCCGTTTCCGACCTGTTGCATGCGGTATCTTTTGATGTCCTGTGCGTTTGGGGTATCAAGCTCGGGCGACTCTCCTTTTTTGCGCTTGAGGGCTTGAAAGCCCTTGATCGGGTAGGTGTTTGCCCAGCGTTCGCAGAATACCTCGACGGCGGTTGACATGGTGCCGTCGCCGGCATCGACAAAAACAATCTGCGGGACAAACTCTTGCCCGTCGCGGCGGGAATATTTCAGCCCGGTATTGGTTGCCCATTCGTTCAAGAGCTCCCAGGCTCCGGCGTATGGGTCTGTTACGGGTCCTGTAAAAACTTGGTAGTCAATTACCCACTGGCGATACCCAGCCCCGTGTCCGACGATTTGAGCCTCAAGGCGCGGCGGGTATTTTTCGTCTGTTTCGGATCCGCGCTGTACGTCTATTCCGATGGTCAGGAAAAGTACACCGTATGGTACCTCGCGGGTTTCATATCCGCCGCGCAGGTTTATAACTTTTTCGAGCGACGGGCGGGCGCCCTCCTCGCGGTAGGGGAGTCCGTCGTACAGGTTGACGAACGATCGCATTCCCTCGGGGTCGTTTTGGGCCTCGAGGTATTTGTCGTATAGCTCGGTCCAGGAGAGCATGCCGGTCGGTGAATATAGGGAGTTGATGTGGTACGATCGGTATGCGTTGTGCTGGGATTCGACGGTCGGTTCCCAGCGGCCGCCCTGTAGCATGCGGGATTTGTGGTGGTTAAATATCGCATCGTGGCAATGCTCGCACAAGTAGTACGCCTGCACAAGTTTTCCGGCGGATGTTTCGGCGCGGAGGCCGTGGTTTCCGGCGGGGTTGCGCTCGAGTTCTTGATACTTGCCGCAGAGGGGGCAGGGAACAAGGAACTTCCGCTGGTCACCCGCCTGGTAGTATTGCCAGATTTGGGAATCAGTGAACGTAGTCGGCGTGGAAAATCCCATGATCTTTTTTCGCGATCCCCAGGCGTTTGAGCGGACAACGGCAACTTTGACAAAGTTACCCTCTCCGGTTCGCAGGTTCACCGGGGCTCCGTCGATTTCGTCGAGTATGATGACGCGCTTTGAGTCGGAGCGAAGGGACGAGGCCGCTTGCGCCGATGCGATGTCGAGTGTTCCGCCAGGGTATTCTTTTTGGAAGGTTGTGTCGCCGGTGCGGCGGGTTTTACTGGCGGACGTGTGACCGATTCGCTCGCGCATGCCGATTGAGTCGATAAGCGGCTCGAGACGCTTGGTCGCCCATTTTTTCATGAGGTCTTCGGATGCCGTGACAAGCATGACCTCTGACGGGTTTTCCTTCATCCAGAATCCAATGACGTTTTCAGCTGCGGCGGTCAGTCCTATTTGCGCGCCTTTCATAATCCACTGCTGGATCACCGGCGCGTGCGGGCTCATGTTGTCCATAATCTCGACGGCGTACGGGGTGCGGCTGTTTTGCCAGGGCCCGGGGAAAGGGGTGTTCATCGGGAGGATGCGGAAGTTGTCTACCCATTCGGAAATCCGGTCAGGAGGGGGCGCCCAGTGCAGCGCATCCCAGAGTGATGCAACATATTCACGAACCTCGGGAGTCTTTATTTCACACGCGTTCATTTTTTTCGACTCCGTCGTTTTTTTGGTTTTTCTGGCTCGGGGGCAGAGACCCATTCGCGGAACTCGCGGCGGATGTTTCCCAGGAGTCGTTCGATAGCTTCATCGACAAGGCGTGTTATTTCGATTTCGGTTGCCGGGTCGCTGGCGCCTGCGACACTTGCAAGCTCTGGCGCGAGCGAGGTTCCGAGAGGGCGCATCTGACTGTTGATGATCGCGTCGATTGCGCTCATGATTGATTTCACTTCATCGCGCTCTATGACTTCGGACTCTGCCTTTTTGTTTGCGATTTGTAACTTGCGGATTTTTTCGCGACGTTCAATGTCGGCAAGTTCATTGCCGTGAAAAGAGTTGAGATTTTCGGTTCCGGTGTATCCAGGGACTTCAGGGAGAGGGTCGTCTGCCGAGACGCCCGAAAAATCCGCGTCGTCGTTTTCAGGGTAGAGTGTTGTTTTTTTCTTAGGTGGCGCGGGCATCGATTCTGTTTTTGACGGCTCATTTTTTTTTGTCGGAGACTTCACCGCTTTTTTCTTTTCCGGTTTTTTTTCTTGTGCTGTTTTTTCTGGACGACGACGAGCCGATCGCCCGGGCCTTAATCCGCCGCGCGGGTAGTTTGCTTTTTCGATGTACTCGCGGATCCGTGTGTCGTCAAGGTCAACGGTTCCGTCCTGAAGGGCCGGGAGCGCACCGCGTTTTATTTTTCCGGTGACTGCGGCGCGAGATACTGATGCGAGTCTGGCGAGCTCTGCTTTTGAAACTGGATTCATGTTGTTAACAGTAACACGGCCCAAACGAAAAGGCAACAGTAACTGTTAACAGGTCCAAAACATTAACACAGCTGCGAACTTCAGGCCGGTCGAAAAAAAGT